TCAAATACCAGTGGGAACCCGCCGATGCCGTCGAACAGGCTCCCCATCGTAACAGGACGCAAATATTGCGCACTGATACGCTTTGCCAGGAAGTCCCAAAATGGCAAGGCGATGGAATTCCCCAGCGCCTTATAGCGCGGACTGTCGCTCGGCTTGCGCAGTTTGCCCTTACTGTCGCGCCACTCGCCGATGTCCGTCCAGTGGTCTGGGAATCCTTGCAGCCGCTCGCATTCCATCGGCGTGAGGCGGCGCACAATCATTCCGGTTCGGACGGTGTTTTGCAAATTCAGACTTTGCCCTACGCTTTCTTTTGCTTGCAGCGTCCCGTTGATCTCGCCCCCCTCGGTGAAATTGCGGCAATCAACACTGCTGACCACTAAATCGGTGCTATCCTTGTAATCTCGCTGCTTGCAGTTGCTCGCAACGTCTCCCTCGCGGTAGTCCCCGAAGCCCTGCATTTGATAGCAAACCGCCGGAACCTCGCCGAAGGTGTGCAGCGCAGAACACGGCTTGTCCGGTCCGACGGTGCTGCGGTTATTCGGCTGATTGTTCCCGCTCATGCCGGCCGCAGCGGTCAGCGTAGGTGCTCTGTCGTCGCTTCGCACCTCGGCCCCGCCTTGCTGTGTTCCCATGCAGAAAATCGCCGGGTTATTTACTCCGCCGCCAACGCCACCTTGTAGCGTCGGGGATGCTCCCTCTGTGCCAAAAATCCGTTTGCTTTGGCAGTCCCACTGCGTCAGACAGTTTTGGAAAATCGTCTGGTCGTTGCTGGTGCCGAGCGTTCCGCTCTTGTCCTCCTGAACTAAAGCGCCTTTTCCTCCTCCGTCACAGCCCCCCCCTGATTCGGACTGCATAAGAAGCACCGCTTTTAGTGTTTCCGGCAAGTCTTTCCCGCGCCGTTCCGCTCTCCGCAAAATGCCTTGACACGCTTTTGCGCTCAAAGAGTATTTCTCCTGCGGTGTCTCCTCCAAAATCTGCGACAACCGAGATACGACGGCGACGTTGGGGGACTCCCCAGTGTTGCGCGTCATGCACTCGCCAAGCCACGCTCCATCGTCCTCCCACTTCATCGTGGTAGCCACCCCAGGTGTTCCAGCCTTTTTCAGGCACTTCAATATCGGGGGCTTCCGGCTCTGCGATGCGGATGATCTCTTCGAGGACTGCCGCGAAGTCTTGTCCTTTGTTGCTGCTGAATGCTCCGGGCACGTTTTCCCAGACCATAAACCGAGGTCGGACCATGTCACCTGTTCGTCCGTTCGCTTTGTCATGTGCTCTCATCTCCTTCACGATGCGGATCTGTTCCATGAACAATCCGCTTCTTGCGCCGGCTAACCCGGCGCGTTTTCCTGCAATGCTCAAATCCTGACACGGTGAGCCTCCCGTGATAACGTCCACGGTCTCGATCTCCGCGCCGTTGATTTTCGTAATATCGCCGAGGTGCTTCATCTTCTCCCCTCGCATTCCCCGAACATCTCCCGGAACGTCAGGCCCGTCAAGTCTTCCAGCGCCAGCAGCTTTTGGATGGTCGGCATAATGCGCCCATACTCATAATTCGCAAGCTGCCCCTGCACAAGGCCACACATGGCGGCAAACTGTGATTGGCTCATGCCCCTTGCTTTTCTAAGGTTGCGGATCCGCTCCGCAGTGTCTTTTGCATTCATCTTTTCGCTCCCTTTATTTTCTCAGCTTTTGGCCACGCCGCGTTTTGAACTGGCGCGCTCCCAAATAATCGTCTTTTGCCTGCGTCTGCCGCTTCTCTTCGGCCTTCGCCGCCCGGACCTTCGCAATATCCTCCGCATAATGCGGGCAATGGTCCTGGCAGCCGAGATAGCGCACGGGTGGCAGGCAGCTGTGGCAGTGCTCAAAGCTCATCTCACACCTCGCGGATCGTGATGCCGTACTTGTCCTGCATCAGTTTCTTTTTCAGCAGATAGTCTTTCGTTTTCACGCCCTTTGCGTCCTCGACCTCGCGCAGCCAATGCACCGTGCCGTTGCAGTCCGGCCCAGTTGCTCGCTCGTAAACAAAATCCGCGCGGTAGACCATCGGCTTGATTCTCTCGCCCTCGATGGTCGTGTATCCCTCAACGAGCGTAAAATTCGCTTGCAACCGTAAATCGCGAATCTTGCCCATCGCGCGCAGCACTTTCAGCTCGCCGAACCGCGCCGCCTCGCGCTCGGAATCAAACTTGATGCCGTCGCGCACAACCTTGCGGTTGCCGTACTTGCTTTTCTTCGACTTCTGTTCGCCCACCAGTTTGTCAAGCACCTGCTTCTGCGCCTGCGGCCCCAGCCTCGCGAGGTCAGCTGATGTCAGCGCCATCGTCGGCCTCCCTGATTCGCACTGGCAGGACCATTTTGACGTCCTCGTGGTTGGTCTTGATCGTAATGGGCCCAAGTGGCCCACGGAATTCCAGAATAGCAGGCTGCTTGAAGGCACCGCCGACGCTGGCCTTTGCCGCCTGCAACGTCGAGAGAAGATACTCGGCATTCACGCCGATACGGAATGTCGGTTCATTGGGCAGGACTTTTTCCCAATCCAGAAACGCTCCAACCGGCTGAACAAAACCGAAGATGCAGCCGAGACATTCGATCTCAACCACGCTTTCCGTCTTGTCCCGTTCTTTCAGCTCCAAGCGCATGGAGTTGCCGCGTGGCAGGCGGATACTCGGCTTGATGTAGCAATCGAAATCCTCTTCGACCTCGCAGCAGGTCGCGTGCTCCACGAAAAGCCGGACGCCGTCTGTGGCGATAGCCGTAACTGCCTTGTTCTTCTTGCGAAATTCCAGCCGGATATTCTTGTACATCGGCCTACTGATGCTCGCTGATACCGCGCCCTTTACGGCGGCGATAATCGTGTTGAACGCGTTGGTGTCCATGATAGCCAGTCTCATTCCTCTGCCTCCTTTGCGCCATTGTGATCGCACGGATCATCCCGCAGGCCGACCGCAATATGCATCACGTTCTTCTCATCGACGCGCTGGTGAATCTCGTATTGCCCAAGCAGCGGGTTCACCTTCGGCCTTTCGAGGTGGAGCGCCTTCATGCGTGGGATATCTTCTCCCGTGTCGGGGTCCTTCACTGCCTCGCCGTAGGAAAGCGCGATCTGGATAATCCAAGCATCGAACGCCATGCGCAGCTGGTTCAGTCCCTTCATATCCTCGCGCAGCTTCGCATTTGCTTTCATCAGCTCGCCGACTTTTTTCTGATATCTTCCGAGCTCGTGCTCAAGCCGTTTTACCTTGTCTCTGTTTCTTTCGCTCATCGGTTCTCCGTCCTTTCGTAGTGCAGCGTCAGCGCCCGAGCGATCGGGCAGCGCCGCCATTCTTCGTTGGCGCAGTAGCGCCGCGTACATTCGTCCAGCTCTTCTTTTGGTAGCTTGACTTGTGCGCCCTCGCAGTTGAGATAGTCGCGGTAGTCCCGCGAGTAAAACGGGCACTTGAAAATGCCCCCGCGATACCCGCTCACGGCGCACCGCCTGCCAACACCGATTTGACGTGCCTCATGCGCTGATTTGCCTTGTCGCGTCTCATGCTATCGCCCTTGAATACCAGTGGCGTGCACATCTCGAGGATGCGGTCATAGATGCGCTGATAGGCCATGTCTTTCGGCCTGCACAGCTCGTCAAGCGTCAGGTTTGTGGTGACGATCAGCGGCTTCTTGGCCTTGTATCGCTCGTCAATGACCGTGTAAACCGTCTCCATTGCGTACTCACTGCTGCGCTCTGCGCCGAGATCATCGATCACCATCAGCGGGTAATAGTGCACCTGCTCGACGATTTCTTTCTTGTCGTATCCCGCGTTGAGGATTCGCGGGAAGCTCGTAATCATCGCCGGGATCCCGCGGTCAATCAGCTCGTTGGCGATACACGCCGCCGCGAAGGTCTTCCCGTTGCCGGTGTTGCCCCACAGCAGAAGCCCATTGTTCTCGCGCCGCATATCGTCCCATGCGTCGGCATAGCGTTTGCATTTGACGATCTCGTCACTCATCGTCGCCTTGTCGAACCGGCACGCCGTCAGGCTCTTGTCGCGGATTCCGTCAGCACGCAGCGTTTCGATGCGTAGTCGCTTCTCACGGTCAGCGCGAGCTTTTTTCTCGGCCTCGTACTCTCGCGCCGCGCAAGCACACTGGCACCCGACAAGGCGGACATTCCCGCCGATGGGGATGCGGCACTGCTTCGGCGTGTTGCAATGGCCGCAGTACAGCAGCCCGTCTTTCTCGTAATCGACCAGATCACGAACAGGCTCGGCCTTTTTCGCGATGCTGTCGATCAATGCGTCAACGTTCATAGGCTTCCCTCCGTGTTGCCGTAGTCGTAGACAAACGGCTTATTTTGCTCGGAATCGCGCTTTTCCCATGTCCTAACGGCGGCTTTCCAGTCTTTCATGCGGTTCTTCCCTACCATCCAGCCCTTTGCCGTGTAGAAATCCAGAAACCGTTGTGCGTCCACGTTTGATCCACGCTCACGGATATAAGCCGAAACATCGTCTAACGTGGGGGGAGTAAAGCGCTTCGCGCGCGTATCACTCACACCGTTAGGGGGGAGTGAATTATCTTTGGTTTTGTCTTTGGTTTTGTCTTTGGGTTTGTCTTTGGTTTGGTACGTTTCGTATACGTTCGTATTCGTTCGTATACCATCGTATACGTTCGTATCATCTTGGCGCGCATACCGTTTTTCTATGTTGCGTTGGTTCTTTGCGCATCGTTCTTCATACGCTGCTTTAGCCCTATTTATATCGTCCGCAATGAAATCAAATGCGATCGACTCTCGTCCCGCAAGTTCCTCCGTCTCTCCAGTCTCGCCATATTCAAGCAAAGACCGTACAAGCCGACCTACCTCTTGATCTGAAAGTTTCTCTAATTTTTTGCGATAGCTGTAATAAAAGGGGATGTACTCAAGAGCCACTATGCCTCCACCGCCTTAAAACGGTGTATCGCCGTCGTCCTCGCTGACCTCTGCAAAGCCGCCTGCGGCGCTCTCTGCGGCGTATTTCGGTGCGGCAGTGTTGTTGTCCTCCGAGCGCCTGTTGTCTGCGAAATACACGCTGTCAGCCTGCACCTCGTAGCTCTTGCGCTTGTTGCCGTTCTTGTCCGTCCAGTCGCGCATCTGCAAGTGCCCCTCGACGCCGATCAACCGCCCGCGTCCGGCGTAGTTGCAGAGCACCTCCGCCGTGCCGCGCCATGCGACAACATCGATCCAGTCTGTGCCGCCCTCTTTGCCGTTGCGATCAACGGCAAGAGGGAACGACACAACGGATACGCCGCTGTTCGTCTTTTTCAGCTCCAAATCCCGCCCGATGCGTCCCATCAGGCAGATTCGATTCATGCTCATTTCAATTCCTCCTCGCTTTGGTGTTGGTGCAGATAGAGCACATGGCTCTTGCCGATGGCGGCGTTTTGGGCGAGCCATGCGCGCGCCTGCTCGCGGGATAGATGGCTCTCCATCGCGCGGCTCTCATAGCTGAATTCTCCCGCCTCCAGCTTGCGCTTCATGCGCTCCTGTATCTCCTCTTCGCCGTAATTGGCTTCGATCAGATAAAGGTCGTAGTCCTGCGCCACAATGCCGTCCAGCGAGGCGCAGTCCGTCGCATAGAACACGCGCTCGCCGTTTGCAAATTCGATATGCCACGCACAATTCGGAACATCGTGAGGAATGGAATTGTAAGACACACAGACGGGGTAGAGAAGGGAACAGGAGTAGAACAGCACATGGCCTGCCATGCCCTCGTCGGTCACGCGGCGGTCCACGCCGATGCGTCCCATCGGTTCCATGAGCCACGGAGGGACGCACCAGCGCAGCGCAGGGCGCAGGAAGTGCAGGCGCTTGATGGTCTCGGGGTTGAAGTGGTCGCCGTGAACATGCGTCAGCAGGACGAGCCTCAATCCCTTGCAGTATGGTTCGAGTTCCCGAAAGGGAACGCCGCAGTCAATGAGTATTTCATCATTCAGCAGTACGGCGTTCCCCTTGGAGCCGGTCGAAATGACCTTGACCTTACAGATCATTCATGCTCACCTGCTTGGTGGTGCCGGTCTTTCCGTCGTCCGGCGTACCGAGGGCGTCAGCGGGAGCGGGCAGCTCGTCCTTGACCTCGCCTGTGGTCTCGTCCACTTCGACGGTCGGGAGATCAAAATACTGCTCGCGGCTCGCGCGTCCCTCTTTCAGTGAGGTATACACATTACGCAGGCGCACGATGCTCTGCGCCGTGAACGCTTCGGCCTTGCAGCCGATGTACTTTTCAAGGCACTCCATCGGTACGCCGAAGTCATCCTTGAACGCCTGTCCCATCTTGCGTACGCGGTCGATCATGGGTTCATCGCTCTTTCCCATCATCGTCTTGGTACACGCCGCAAGAGCGGCGTCTACCACGTCGCCGGGGATAATGCCAAGAATGCACGCGCGCATACGGCGCGCGCCCTGATTGGCGACCATTTCATAGATGTCGCGCGGGTCGGTGAGGGCAACGCTGCCTTTCTTGGTGTAGCGGATATGCGGCACGGTGAAGATCTTCGTCTGGCGGGTGTTGGTCTCCAAATCCCAGCAGTAGGCCATGACGGTACTCTCGCCGTTCTTCTGCTCCAGCTCGGTAATGCCGAAGTCGAGGTTGCCCCAGTTCTGCGCCATGACCTCGGCGAGACGGATCGAGGGGCCGGTCACGTTCTCGCCGCCGCGCGGGTATTCATAGATCGCGCGCTCGGCAAGGCTCTTGCGCTTGCAGGCGTTGAGAATGCGGTTGTTCGCTTCGATCTCGTCACGGGGAAAACGCTTGGCGACGACCATTGCCGCCTGTACCTCCTGCGCCTGACGGGAGATCATCATTTCGGCGTTCACGCTCTTGGCGCTCACAACTTCGGTGCTGTTGTAGGTCTGCATTTCGTTCATGGTAATATCCTCCTTAAAATAATCATTCGTACTGATAGCCATTGCTGACAAGGAATTGCTTCAAAAGGCGCAGGCGCTCGCGCGTATCGGTCACGCGGAACGACACCGTGAGGCGTTCGACCGCCGCCTGCTCCACGCGCTTCGGGACGACCTGCGGGGCCGCTGCGACGGTATCTCCAGCAGCGCGCGCTGCTGGAGATACCGTGTGGCGTTTCACGGCCTCGCGCTCCTCCTCGGCGCGGCGGTGACGCTCGTTGACAACGGAGATCGCAAGCGAGAGGTCGAGGTTATTTTTGTACTCCACCATGATCTCCGGCGCGTTCTCGCCCATCGTGCCGATGGTTTTCATGTCCTGCGCCACGCCGTCCACCTTTAGCTTGATCTGCTCCATGAGCTTCTTCGGCGTCTTGGCTCTGGCGCTCGCCATATCGACCTTAACGCCGGTCTGCCCGAACGAAAGGAAGTCGATCTCGTTGACCGCGCACAGCTCCCGAAAATAGCCCAGCAGCATTTCCTCGCAGCGGCTCTTGATCTCGCTTTCCGTCGCGTCAATCTTGGCTTTCAGGTCTGCGTCGGCGCGCTTGTACGGGTCGGCAATGCACTCACGGTAGACGGATTCGAAGCTGTCGTACTTCTCCATGATTGCGGCTTTAATGGCCTTGCGCTGGGTCTCGGCATCGGCAAACTCGCGGTTCATTTCGGCGCGAATGTTCTTCACGCTGGTTAAGGTCTCGTCGGTGCAGACAAGGCTCATTGCCTCTGCGACGCGCTGCTCCGTCTGCTCCTTCCGGCTCCTCAAATGCTCCTCGATCACGGGGAGTTGAGTCACTTTCATCAGGGTGTTATCCATCTTCGGTCTCCTCCAATTCTTCAAAATACATTTCCTCTGCGCCGCAGTCCGGGCAGAACTTTTCCGTCACAAGGGCATAGCCGCGCTCACCGTCAAGGTTCTCGCGCCTGTGCAAGACGTCGGGCTCGTCAAAGGTCAGCCCGCACCATTCGCAGCGGTACTTCACATCATCGCCGAGACCGCGATGAGCACCGCCGCCAGCAACAGGCAGATACCGGCAAAAAGCATCGCCTCGTCTGCCTTACGCTGCTCTCTCGTGCGCTTGTCGTGCTTTCTCATCGTCTGCACCCCCTGTCGATAAACGGCAGCAGATCACACAGCACCTTACACACCGCGCACGCACCGATAACGGCAAGCCCCGTCGTAAAGTCGCAGTCGTTGAGCGCGATCACCGCAGCGGCGATGCCGCCGAAAACCAGCGTATCAACCACGCTTTTCAACCTCCTTCTCGTTCGGCACGAGGCCGACAAACTCAAGCCCTCTGCCGCGTGCGTAGATCTCGCCCATGATCGTCCCCAGCTTTACAGGGTCAGGGGGCGTGACCCAAATGATTTTGTACTCTGGCTTTTTTCTCATTGCCTTTTCCTTTCTCTCGTGCTACAATAAGCACGGACACAATATCTTGTGGTGAGATTTGTCCCACCCGCCCCGCTCGATGCTGCAACATTGGGCGGGGCATTTTCTTTGCATTACAAATCGGTTCACAGCGAAACGTCGCAACTCCGCTGCATCACTTCGCTGAACTATTCCTCTGCATATCTATGCGTGTCTCTTCCATTGCGTTGCCTTCCAATGCTGTACAGTTCACATCATTGCTGTTCCGTTGCTTCTCCGGTCCCTGCTACTCGCTACCAATGCTGTGCTACGCTTCGCATCGCAATGCGATCCCATTGCTAATCAAGGGAATTCCATGCCATAGCACATCAGAGCCAGTCGAGGCTACTCCTTTGCTGATTACAGCTATTCTTCGCCATCACATCTCATCGCAAGACTTATCTCCGCATTGCCGTTGCTAGTCAACGCTGTTCCCGGCAAAACCATTCCGTTGCTTTCCGGGGCTAATCCTCGCTGTTCAAGGCCGTGCAAGGCGCGTCCATGCCACTCCGTTGCGTTACTCGATTTCCTCCCAGCGGAATCGGCCTTTTCCACTGTTGCGCCACTGGCCAATGCCGGAGAATCTTCCGTAATCCAGCCAGTCGCGCACAACGTCGATGTGGTCGTCGCACAGGCAGACCACCGTAAACTCGCACGTTGCCCCGGCGGGGATTTCCTCGCTCATTGCAAGGCTGATGCGCTCGCCCTGCGCCGTTTGCGCTCTCAGCGGGCGCTGGCACTCCTTGATCTCGCCGTCAAAAAGAATTGGAATGGTGCGCGGCTCGGGGAAAATCAGCTTGTCGATTTCCTTTTTGTAAGCCTTGATTTTGCTGCTGGACGAACCCTTGACCTTGCGGAGGCCGCCGCAGGTGTCCTTGAAAAAGCCCTTGATCTGATAGTCGTACAAAAACGGCGTGCCGTCATCCAGTCGCGGGAAAATGGTCATGGACTTCTCGGCAACCGCATCCGCTCCCAGTGCGGCGACCTCGTCCTCCACGCTCGCCGCATCCGGCGCGTGACTGCCGATAAACTCGCGGTAGATATCAGGGTTTGCGGGGCTGGTACCGAGAATAGGCTCGATAAACGTTAATTTAACTTTGAGTTCTTTCATCTTTCATTTCCTCCTGTTGTTTGTTAGTTCTCTTCGCTTGCTCTTTCATTCGATCGGTTCCAATTCGAAAATGCTTTCAGGATAAAAGCTCCAACTACCAAATCGGGATTTGCTGCACTGTGCGTCATAAAGCCACTCATTCAGCTCGATTTTCTTGGAAGTCAGCGCCGCATCTTCCACGGCGTTTTCCGCTTCGTGCATTTCGATGTATGCCTTCTGGCGGTTAAAGTTATTGATGGACTGCGGCGTTTCGAGCACGCCCACAAGGATAACCACTACCGCCGTGACTATGGCAATGATAGAGATTGCTTCTACTGCCAACAGGCACAAAAAGAAATCTATCTTTCCCTCAAGCCAATGTGAAACGCAGATGCCGATGATTCCGACAACGATTACGATAACCCAGTTCATGCGCCCTCCTTGCCCGCCCTTGCGGTCTGCGCGGCTTCCGATGCCGATCTGATTTCCGTTTCGGTCACGCCGTACATTCTGGTCAACGGTCTAATGTACTTGCTTGCGATACCATTCACACCGCGTTCCCAATTCGACACCGCGGAAACTCTTACACGGAGTTTCTTTGCTACGTCTTCCTGACGCAAACCGGCATTTTCTCGAATTCCCTTTAATTCCAAGCGTTCTCCCCTCCTTATAAAGTTCAGAACTTTATATTGACAAACGCAACCAACACCGCTATTATGTAAGTGTCAGCCAACAAAATATCGGTTATAAGTCCGCAAAAACGGAAAATCCGTTGGGGGCTTGGTTTTTTGTTGCCTTAATTAAGTTCTGTAAGGCTATTATAGCCGATGTTTCATCGGCTGTCAATCGGTTATCCGGTGAAACATCGGATTTTACGCTTTGCACAATTTTTCCTTTCTCCTTTGTGAGGGTTTGTCAATGGCACTATTTGATAAGCAAATAAAAAAATACGTCGAAGAAAACTTTTCTGAAAAAGAAAAAGCCCTCGCAGAAACCGAGCGCTCTGTCCAGCGGCATTTTGCTAAAAGCCGCGAATATAGAATTATGCTGCAAGATTATCAGAAGGAATTGCGTGAGCGTGATAGAGCCCTTTCTGAAAAAGAAGCCAAACTATCTAAACGCAAAGAGGATTTGGACGAATTCGAATCCACATTAAAGGCGCGAGTAAAAGAAGATGTTGTGCGAGAGGCCAAAGAAGAAAAAGCTACGTTAAAAGCGGATTCTATAAAGCTGCAAGAGGAAATAAAATCCTTATCGGCGAAAAAAGCCGGCCTTATGGCTGCGGAATACAAAATTATAGACTGGGTCTCTCGGATGGAGAAAAAAGAAAGCGAAGTATTCGACGAAATACTTGCCGACGCAAACAAATTCCAAAAGTTCAAACTGTCTATTGATGGGTATGAGTTTGAAAGCTACGTTGCCGATCTGCTTATAAAAAACGGCTATGAGAAGGTCGAGGTAACAAAAAAGTCGCAGGATTTCGGAGCAGATATTCTTGCCGAGAAAACAGATGTGCGATATGCGTTTCAATGCAAATACTACTCAGGACAAGTTGGAATTGAAGCGGTGCAGCAAATTTACGCAGCAAAAGAGCATTACGATTCTCATGTTGCAGTTGTCGTTACAAACAGCGTGTATACAAAAGCCGCTAAGATTTTGGCAGAAGAATTAAACGTAGTCCTGTGGGACTGCGAAGACCTCACGGTTTTGTCACAAAACAAGGATATGTAATTATGCCTAAGAAATTAGATAGTGTAAGCCTTAACACAAGCTGCGTAAATTTAATTGTAAATTACTGTGAAAAAGCGGATATAAGCGAAGCGGCGTTTTCGAGAAAATTCAAGAAAAATAACGGTTGGGTAACTGACTTACGCAGAAGCAAAAATTTGAATTTGCCGTCAAAAGAACTTGCTGTGCAAATGTGCTTGACGCTCAACGTCTCCCCCGATGACATCCTCTTGCACGAGGGGAAGACCCCGGAAGAAACCGCCAAGTGCTTAGAGGATATCGAGACGGTGCGGAAACTGGTCGAGGCCGAGCGGATAAAAGAAAGCGCCCCCGATTCGAAGACCGAGGGCGAGGACGCGCAGCTTGCGCAGCTTATTGCCGGGTTTAATCGGTTGTCTCCGCAGCAGAAGAGCGCGGTGCTTGCTGTGATAGAAGGTTATCAACCATCGCAAGAATAACATTTTTTTGCTCTGGCGTCAGGTTGACAAAAAGTTCTGCTGCTTTTCTCGTTTGCTCGTCCATAATTATGTCCCTCCAAATATTTTTGCAACGGGGCTATATGTCGATTGTTGCACATAGCGGTGCAAGCATCAATATCTCGAAGTAAAGGCACTGCCGCCCTCTGCAACAAACGGCAGTGCCTTTTTGCAGCCAGCGGGAAGCGGTCGCCGCTGCTTGTTTTGACCATACTCCGCTTTACCTTACCACTTCAATACCAAGACTTTGCAACATGGCGGAATTCGACCGCGTTCGACAGGCCCACTTTTGGCAAACTTATTGCTCGAAAACTGAAGAAATTAAGGTGATGTAAATGAACATTCAAGAAGTGTGCAGAATCCGCAAAGAAGAACTGAAACTAACGTATCAGGACATTTCTGACGCTTCCGGCGTTCCGCTGTCCACCGTCCAGAACTATTTTTCTAAATTGTCGAAAGCTCCATCTTTTTATACCGTCGTTGCAATCTGTAAATCTCTTGGCATTTCGATCGATAAGACGTGCGAAATCATAGAACACTTGACGCCGACCGAGGAAACTTTGCAAGCACGGAATGATGAGTTGGAACGTCACGTTGACGCAAAGGCCGATACCATAGAGATCATGCGGCGCGGTGTACGCATCCGCAACGGCGTGATTGCTATAATGTTTGTCATTATCGTTCTGCTGGCTGCATGGTGCTTGTACATTGATTGGAGGGGGATTTGATGATAGCGGCATTGATGAGAGTGGCTTTGATAAGAGTGGCTTTGTATATCCGCGTCTCGAGCGAGGAACAGGCGCGGCATGGCCTGTCCCTGCAAGAGCAGCGGGACGCGCTGATGAGATATGCCAAAGCAAATAAAATGACCGTGGTGGGCATATATGAGGACGCGGGCATATCCGCGCGGAAGCCGTATAAAAAGCGTCCTGAGCTCCTGCGGCTGCTGGATGATTGCGAGGCGGGGAAGATAGACATGATCCTGTTTATCAAACTCGACCGATGGTTTCGTAACGTCGCCGGGTACTACGACGTGCAGACGCAGCTTGACAAATACGGTGTGACATGGCAAGCGACGGAAGAAGACTATGAGACGCGCACTGCGTCCGGACGCTTGAAAGTCAATATCATGCTTTCCGTCGCGCAGGACGAGGCTGACCGCACGAGCGAGCGGATCAAATTCATCAACGACGGCAAGCGTGCAAAGGGGCAACCGGCAGGGTCTAAAGCTCCTTTAGGGTATGTCATCAAGGACAGGCAATACCAGATTGATAACGATACAGCAGATGCTGCGCGAGATATGTTCGCGGCGTATATTAGACTGCAAAGCGTGCTGGGCGTAAAGCGCTATATGCTCGAGACATGGGGCATTGACCGGGCATATAACAAGTATGTCAACTACTTCCACAACCGGCTTTATATCGGTGAGGTGTACGGCATCGAGAACGCTTGCCCCGCCTTGATAAGCAAGCAGGATTTTGACATTGTAAATGACATTCTGCGCCAGCGGTCGCAGCGCTGCGCGGGAGTTGAGACAGATCGCGTTTATCTGTTCTCCGGCTTGTTGCATTGCAAAGAGTGCGGGAAAACGATGCAGTCGGAAACCATAAAGCAGACATATATTTACTACCGTTGCCGGACGCGAATGCTTGACAACTCCGCGTGTCAGCACAAAAAGAGGATTCGAGAAGACGCGCTGGAAGATTACTTATTGCATGAGCTTGAGGGGATTGCCGAGCGAAACAATCGCTATTACAAAAAGGCAGAAAAAAAGCCCACGCAAAGCGCGGACGCGATACGAAAGAAAATGGATAAGCTGAAAACGCTTTATCTTAACGACTTGATCGAGTTGGACGAATACAAGAAAGAGTATACTGCTTTGAAGAAATCCCTTGAAGCGGTAGAGGAAAAGCCGAAAACAAACCTTGATGCGCTTCGAAATGGACTTGCTGAATATGGCACTTACTCACGGGAAGAGAAAAAGGAATTCTGGACGCGCTTTATCCGGAGAATTGACACAGATGACGACGGCGCGTTTTTTGTAACGCCGCGTTAGGCATATTTGACCTTCGTGTTCCAAAAGGTAAATTATGCCCAAAAGAATCCCCCGCCTTACGACGGGGGTGTTCTCATTTTTCGAGTTTCCGCATGACGCTATTATAGACGCGCTCGTTTACAATTTTCAAACTGTCCATCAGCTCATCAATGATCTCCCACGCCTTGTCCGGTGGCACATCAGCCACCGCCCGCAGGAAGTCGCTATCGCCATACACTTTGGCAGGGGCGGCAGAGTACATCATCGGTTCTGGCACGTTCGGTTCAGGTGTGTGTTGATCTCTAAGCGCATACAGTACCGCCAGCTTTTCATAGTTCGACCAGCTCGATTCTTCGGTTTCAAGCCGTGCTATCCAGCGATTGATCTCGGTCTCGTCCAACACGGGGATTCACCCCCCCTTAGCCCTCGATCGTGTCCATGCAGCGCTGGATTGCTCTGCGGATGCTGTCATCGTCCGCATCGTCAAGCATCTCCTGCAACTGATGCTTCATCTTATCCATTGCCCCGTCACGGGAGTAATGTCCACGGACGTAGTGCGTGCTGCGTCTGCTTCTGCCGCGCATGTCGTACTCGTCGCGGCGGCTGGAATAGCCGTCCTCTTCAAGCGTTTCGATCTTGTCGATATTCTTGATGGTATCGGTCAGCTTATGCACGATGTCAAGGTCGCCCGCGCCAAGCTCGCCCTTGCGGGTGATCTCGTCAAGTTCCTTGCAGAGCATATCACGCAGGTCATACATAGATTTCATACCCATTGTTCATTCTCCTTTCTCAGCTCACGCGGTCGATTGTCAGGTTACTATTGGCAAAGCTGACCGCCTCCGCGCTGGTGTTCTTCGCTGCCACCGTCACGCAGCAGCCGCGCGGCACTTCCACGATGGCGCTGACATAGACGTTAAAGTAGTTTTCTACCGCAGCGGGCGTGACGGTCGCCGCGGCGCTGTTGAGCGCTTCGCCGTTGACAGCGAGCGCCGTTGTGATCGCGCCTACCGTTCCGCCCGTGGGGACGGCGATGTTTGCGCCAAAGCTCACCTTAAAGCGCGCCTTGCACTGCTGCGTCAATCCGCGCAGGGTGACAAGTCCGCTGCCCTCGCGGTGGACGATGCAGGGCTTGCCGCAAGCCGCCGTGGAGACCATCGGCACATTCTGCCCAGCAGGAACAGTAACAATGCCAGCGGTAACGTATTCAGCCATTTTTCTTCTCCTCCTTTTTCCAAGTAGTTGCCGCAAAAGGGGGAATGAAGCCGGATGCAAGTACATCTGTATAGCTTGGCTTGAAGAGAGCGTCCGCCTTATGCAGCAGATCGGCATAGTTTGTAAGTTCGACCATGCTCATTTCGGACTTATCCATAGCGGCAAGATGGTCTACAAATTCTTGTTTCAGCTCGTCAATCGTTTTCATGAGTTCAGTCCTTTCTAAAGGGGTCGATTTCGACCCGGTTAAAATGCAGCGGCAGGGCTATTGCCCCGCCGCGTTTGTCGTAGTATCGGCACGGGGCCGAACATTTTGTTGACGTCAACAAAACATCGCCAACAAAAAGCTATGCTATGCAGTTGTCAGCAGCCGCAACCCTGATTGCAGCCGCAGCCGCAACCCCCGTACTGATAAGGTGCAGGAACCGCAAAAGAAGGAACGGGGCGCGGATTGTAATACGCGAACTGTGCGCTAACATAGTTGCGCATATCAAGCGTCTGAGCAGACTGAGAAGCCGCGAGGTCAGCAGCAAAAAGACGCTGGTTCTGTTCAGCAATCTTCGCGTCCTTCGCAGCCAGTTCCTGCGCGGTCAGACGCTGGTCGATGCTACGGAAGCCGCAATTCATCGCGTCGATGATGTCGCGGGTATTGGTCTGGAGCTGATTGCGCGTGTCGCAGCCCTGCGTCGCCATGTCATAGCGCACGCCCTCGATGCCGCGCTGGGTGTTGCAGCAACACTCAGCGGCCTGCATCTGCATGGCGTTGAGCTGCTGCATAAGCGCCGCCTGCTGGTTGCTGCGGGAAAGCTCGGCCTGTGCAAAGCCGTTTGCCATCGCCATGTTGGTGCCGTTGACAAGCTGCGCCTGCTGGTAAAACCCGTCGCAAAGACCCTGATTTACACTATCGATCTTGCGCTCGACATTAGCAAAATCAGAGGTCAGCACATAGCCGTCGACCACGCCGCCGGAATTGCCAGCGTTGTTGCCGAATCCGGTGCCCCAGCCACCAGCAAAAATAAACAGGAACAAAACAATGAGCCACAGAGCGCCGTTGTCGCCCCAGCCGAAACCGCCATTACCGCCAGCATTGGTGGGTGCCACAGGCATGGTCAGCATGGGAGCGCCGCCATCGGAAAGAGACATAAAATCACTCCTTAAAAATTTTTATCAAATCGTGGCCACGATGTTGATTTTGCAAAAAGTTGAGCAAACACTTTGCTTAAATCTTGTTTATCGTTCAACCGTTTGGTTGATTCTTATTGCAACAAATCAACTGCGTAGTTGATTTATTGCATCAGACTTTGAAACTGCTTCGCCATCTGCTGCAACTGGTTAAGCTGCTGCTGGTTGAGCTTACCGCTCTGCAAGAGTTTTTCGACCTCCGCTTTTGGGTCGCCCTGAAAATTCGCCTTGAACTGCTGGAACTGCTGCATCATTTGCATAAAGCCGTTCCCACCGCCGAGCGCACCGAAAAAAGGATTATTCATCGTCATCGTCCTCCTTGCGCTTCTTCTTGCCTTTCAATTCGCCCACAAGCGCCGCTAGCGCGTCAAACTCCTTGCGGGTGACAAATTCCACGCCCTTTTCCTGTGGCGCTGTACGGGGCGTTTCTGCGCGTTCTACGAGGTCATAAATCTTGAGCGTCGGCTTGCCGCTTGCGTCGGACTGCTTGAGATACACAGTCGGCGCGGTAGAATCCCACAGAGCTACGGCAGAGTTGGGCGCGATGAGATACCCCCTCGCCTCCTGCTCGCCGTTGACCCATTGCACGCCGCCCTGTGCGATGGGGTTCTGTTGCACTGGCTGCGACATAGGCTGCTGTATGGGCTGCATCTGTGGCTGCTGCATCTGCCGCATCTGCATGAGGTTGTCCGGCATTGGCTGCGGATAATAGGGATTGAAATAGGGATATGCCATGTTCATTCCTCCGTTTCTTTTACCCAGTAATAAAGCGGGATTTCATTCTCGCTGTTCCAACTGTCATAGATTGTCCCGTCCTGAACGCACACCACATGCCCAGAGAGGGCGAGAATATACGTCCCGCGCGGGTGCTCGTCGGCAAACCTCCCGACCGTGTAGCAGTCGGGGCAGGTATCCGGCATGATATAGCGCCGATAGCCCAAAGACCGCAGATACGCGCCCCAGCAGGCATTTGCATTGGGTAAATCGCCGTCAAGGTAACCCTGTATGCAAAGGGACAAATACACCTCGACCCAGTCCTTCCCCGTTGCCTTGCAGATCGCGCGCACGGTGCAGTCCGACACATTGCGCCCCGCGGGATTTGGGTTGAAATAGCTATACATGGAATAGCTCGGCAAAATACACGTACTGTCTCAGCTCGTCAGGGTCGGGGAACAGCGTTAAAATGTCCATTGCCATCTGCTCAGTAAATCCCAAAGCTAAAAGTCGGTCGTACATCGCCGCACCTCCTTTGTTGTTTATATGGTACAAAAAAACGGACGCTCAAAAGCGCCCGTAAAGTGTATGAAAAGTGCGTCGAAAACCGTCGAACAATTCTGCTTGCCTTTCCAAATGAAACATGATATTTTAATTTTGCAGGTTCTTCCCGGCCTGCTTTTTACACAAAAGAAATTGCCTCACCATTTGGTGGGGCAATTTCTTTTTTCGTGTTGGTCTGATGAAATTTTGTGGTACGCCCGCTGCCGGTATTTTTTCACCGCGTCAACGGACAGGTTGTGCTCCATTGCAACCTGTACGCAGCTTTTCCGCCGCACATCGCGCTCGATGATGCACGCCGCCTCTTCAGGTGGCAATTCGAGGGATAAGATATATTCGACGGCTCGCCGGGGAGCCATCGCGGATAACTCCGCCCGGATACGCTTGTGCTGACTGTTCATGCCCCGTGTGGGACGTTGCAGAGCGCTTGCGCGTGGCTTTCGCCGTCCGTGCTCCTTCCTTACTTTTTTGACCGCTCCAACAAATTACTTCATTACGGCGAGTTTTCTAATGAGGTCATCCCCATACTTGTACGCCGCGAGATAGTCCATCGTCTTATCCTCTAGCCCCGCGCGCTTTTTGAGCACCTCGCGGTAACTCGCCTCATACTTCGGGCGGTATGCGCCCAGCACAAGCGATAGCTTGCGCTTGCGGCGGTACACCCCGTCGCCGTTGGCCTGACTGCCCGCCGTGCCGCTCGACGTGTTGCCCTCGATAGCTGTTACATACTGCCCGCTCACGCTCTCGCAGATGCCCGTATGGTCGGTCTTGACCTTCGTGTTGGGAAAGTCATAGATGAGCACATCGCCCGGTTGATAGCCCTTTGTGACCCACTGACCGTGCGCTTTCGCGTAGTTCATCAGCTCGCCGCAGCTCGCGGTCTTCCCGCCGCCGTAAAAGAGGGACTTATCCACCTGCTGAAAGCACCACCACACAAACTGCATGCACCAGTACACGCCGTCCACGCCGTACGCCTTGCCGTACTTCTGGCGGTTGCCCGGCTGCTCCACCGTGCCGATCTCCTTGCGCGCGATGGCAAGGATGTCTTCTGCTCTCGCCATGTTTACGCCCCCTTGTCAATGGCGTCCTGATTCTTCTGCGACTGCGTGCCAAAGTAGAACGCAATGATAGAGCTGTAGATCAGCATGAGCTGCTCGCCGGTAATCTTGCCGACGACAAAGCCGTAGATCACCGCGCCGGTGGCGGCGATCGTCACAATGCTCTTCACGCTGCACAGGTTCGCAAATCTCTTTTTCAGCAAATCGTTATTCATAGTGTCGTATCGTCCTTTCTGAAAATCTTGATGCCTGCCACAACGACAAGCTCTGTTGTCCATGCCTTAAACCAGCGTTCCGTCAGCACGTCGGGCGGCGGCACGCCGAGCGCCGCCATGGTGAGCGAGGCGACGGTGTACCACGTCAGGCTGAAAATGGCGATGGATATGTACCTGTCCCGCTTTTTCATCTTGCCCCAGTGCTCTTTCAGCTTTTTCATGCCATGCACCACATCCATAGTTCGCGGATGCCCTTGACGGCCGCCGCCGCGCCGACCAGCAAGGCCGCGCCCACAATGATGGCAACTGCCACCTCGGCAAAATCATCCATCATGCCACACCTCCCGAGATGATCCACGCCACAAACGCACCGACCAGCGCTGCAAGCAGCTTGTCCACGATGCTGTCCCACCGTTTCCCCGCTTTCCCCGTGATGGTCTTCACGTCCTCTTTGATCTCCTTGACGTCGCCCTCCACGGTCTCTTGTTTTGTGGCCAGCACCTCGACCGAGGTCACCAGCCTGTCCAGCGCCACCTGATGTTCCGTGAGTTCGTTGATTCGGTGCGTGTTGCTCTTGCATCGGCTTTCGATCAGCGCGATCGACGCGTCATCGTAGTGCTTTTCATTATCCATATCCCGCTCCCTTTCTGCGGCGTATTACGCCGCCTTGAAATAATTCCCCACCAGCTCGTGCGGCAAATACTGCAAGACGATCTTTCCGCCCGCGGCCTCGCCGGTACGCTCGCAGAGGTACACCTTTCCATCCTCACCGTCGAGGTAGTACTTGCCGTACTCGTACTCCATGCCGCGGCTCGCCGGGATGGGGTCGTCCTGCGTGCCCGCGTGCTCGGCGTCGATGACCGCCCAGAGGGCTGGGGTCTTGTCCGGCGTCCAGTCGGCCTGAGATGTATGCGCCTGACGGCACTTGTACACCTTACCGCCGTAGCTTCTGCGGTCGCCTTCGCTGTACTTGACGGGGTACGCCCATGCCGTGATGAGCTCGGGCACGGTTGCCGCCGCAGCGTCGCTCAGGCTGACTGCCGCCTGCTCGATGATGGGGCGCAGCTTCACCGCGCGGGCATATGTGACCGGCTCACCCGCAAGGGCGGTGACGGTTGCTTTGGCGCTTTCCGTTTCCGTGGGCTTGCCCATCTTGATACTCACCGTACCGTCGCGGTGGTCGGTGATGGCCCCGCTCAGGCTGTACGCGCTGTTGTCGTACTCGTTGACGACCTCTTCGGTCTCGCCCGTGGGCTGTCCGTCCTCGTCCAGCACGTCCACCATGTCGCGCTGGACGATGCTCCATGGGGTGTTGTCAGGCAGCAGCGCCGCTACTTGGTCGTGGGTCATAGTGAGCGTGACGGTTTTGGCGTCGCGTCCGTCCCACGTGCGGTCGTTGTTCGCACCGCTGATCGCTGCGGGGTATTCCGTGTTGTTGACTTTGATGTGGATACTCATGTGTGCTCCTTTCTATTGCGGCGTGGCGTTCTCTTGCAGCCACGCCAGAAGATCGCCCGAGGGGGCTTCGTCGAAAGTAATGGTGCGGTATACCTCCCCCCGCCAGCCGTTTCGGTAGGCGAGTTCCCTGGTCTCGGCAATCTTTCTATGGTAGATTAAAGTTCTTACACCGTAAGTGTCGTCGTAGTCTCGGATAAGATGGTCGTAGGTAAAGCCATAATAGCCAGACACAAAGCTGACAGCAATCCCGCTACTATACCCCCAGAAGTTGTCTGGCTGCGACGTTATATCAATGGTTTCGTTGAAGTACCACGTCAAGCTCACATCCGGCTCAAAGTTGATATCATACCCTGTCCCGCCGATGAGCGTCCTGCCCTTGAGGATATTGTACACCGTGCCGTTGACGAGGCACTTCCCGCCCTTAACGTCGTAAGCAGTGCCGTTGACGAGCGTTTTTGGTAATGTAGGGGTTTTACTTTTCGTCGTAAAGCTTCCGGATTTATCGTACTGCGATCCTGCTGTCACCCAACCCCCGGACGTATGTTTGTAGTAGAGTGACGCGCTCCAGTTGTACGTTGTCCCCGGCGTCAGCCCCGTGATGTCGAGAGAAAAAGTGTTTTCGCCTCCGCTTGTCTCCGGCGATAACGCAGAAAATGTCCCGACGCCGCTGACGGCAACGTCCATGCGCCGCTGACCTTTATAGCTGCTTGACCCTCCGGAAAACTTTCCGACTGCGTGGGCGATAGTCCCGTTGCTAGAATCCGGCGTTATCTCTACAGTAAATGTAGCCATTTCCGCCTCCTTAGCCGTACACCCAGTTGATCGCGTAGTCCTCGGTGGGCGTGGTCTCCGTGCTCACGAGCGTCTGCTTGACAATGTTGCCGGATGCGATATAGTCGCTGCCGCGCGTCGCCGCCACCAGCCCGCCTGAGCCGTTGCCCTTGAGAATGTTGGTCGTGGATGGAACTGTTGGAACACTGACCGTGACCGCGCCCGTCTTACCATTGACCGACGTGACAGGATACGGTGGCGGATTGTTCTTACTGTACTGCTTGACGTTGTCCACATTGCCGAGGCCTACATCTCCCTTTGCAAGGCTCACCGCGCCTGTCTTACTGTTGACGCTTGTAACCGGCGCACTCTGCAAGGCACTGTCAGCCTTGCCCAAACTCGCCTGCACGTCGCTTGCAAGGTCGGATTTTGCCACCGTGGACTTAAAAGCCAGAGTGCCGAGGTCGGCGAACCACTTCGCGATTTTGCCGAACAGCACGGAGAGCTTTTCACCCGTCGCAATATTTGCGCGGGTTCTCGCTGCCGTGAAAGCCGCCGTGACATTACTGCCGTCGCCGGTCTTGTCCAGCTTATTGACGAGCGCCGAGTACACGCCGCCGGACTGTACGGGGTTCGCGCTGCCCTGCGTAGGCGTTGCGTCGGTAGTTACCTTGACGTCCTTGATAGCGTTGTCAATGTATGAAAAGATGTCCTGGTGCTTGTTTTGAGGGTCATACACTGAGGCCAGCATGTCACCCGTACCAGCACCAGAAGCGCCACGGCAATAGCCTGCGTCATAGCTCGTGCCGTTCGACAGCGTCACGATAAGGTGATAGTCGCTCTGCCGGATGGTAATACCGGTAATTGTGGGAGCATCCGTGCCGGGGCTGCCCTGCGGACCTTGGATGCCCTGTTCACCCTGTGGGCCGGTGTCGCCTGTTGCCCCTTTTTCGCCGGTTTCACCCTTGTCACCCTTTTCGAGCACAAGGTTGAGCACCTGATTTGGGGCTTCTCCGGTAATGGTCGCGCTCGCCACCTTGCCGGACGTGACCGAGCCGATGGTCAGCACGTTTGCGGGGCCTGCGGGGCCTTGGGGGCCGGTCGCGCCTGTTGCACCGGTCTCACCTTGTATGCCTTGTTTACCCTGCGGACCGGTCGCACCCGTCGCACCTGTCGCACCGGTGTCGCCCTTGCTGCCCTGCGGGATGCCAAGCGCCAGCGTACCAGTCGACTTATCGTAGGTCGCCGTTGCCAAACTTCCTGCGGGCAGTGTTGTCACCGTGACCGATACAACGCTCAGCGTGACGAAGTCCAGCAGCGTTGCGCCTTTGAGCTTTTTCGCTGTGCCGCCCTGCTGCAAAACAAAAAGATCTTCGTTGGTGATTTGTGTTGCTTGAGTGAGGTCGGAAATTGCTTTATCAGCCATCTGTTACCTCGCTTTCCGTCTCGGCAGCTTTCGCGGGCGGCTCTGCGGGTACGTGCGCCGCCTGCTGGTCGAGCCGCTCGAGGATCGCATATGCCTGCCGCAGCTCTCCCTTGACCTTTGCCATCTTCTCCGCGTCGTTCGCGGAGATCATCACCAAAGACAGCGTATTAAATGCGCTGTCAAGGATCTGCATTGCCTGCTTTTTCATAGTTCCTCCTTATCCCGACTCCCACCAAGAGTCGGTGTAGATTTCTGCGTTGTAGGGTCTCCACATGTCCGTGTAGATGTACGGCGTATACGCTCGCCACATATCCGTGTAGATGTACACCGCGCCGCCCGTAGTGCCGCCCTCTGTGGTAAACGATCCGCTGTCGGAATAGCTGGTCTCCACCCATTGATTGAGGTTGGTGTCCCAATAGCAGAGCACTGCCTCCCAATCGTAGGTTTTGCCGGGGGTAAGTCCGTCGAACGAATCCGTAAACGTGTTGTTCGCGCCGGAATCCTCGTTCGAGGTCAAGTAATACCCGTAGCCCAGAATGCCGGTCACGTAGATCGCACGCGCTCGATTATGGTAGCTGTCTCCGTAAAACGTGCCGTTGAGGACAGCTGTCGTTGACCCCGTCGCCGTAACGCTAACACTAAAACTTGCCATGCGTCACCTCACTGACGAAGGAAAAACAGTTTCCCCCAGTTACCGGCCGGTAAGATATTTCCGTACATCTGGCTACCGATATACAGCTCGCCGCCGCCGAGCGACACAATGTTGTTGGACAGCGTGATAAATCCACCGTAGGCGCCGCTGGCTTTTAGGTATACATTGGTCGCCGATTCCAGCTTGATACCGCCATAGAGGGTTTTGATGCCGACACCGTAGTCAACGTTCGTCTCCACAAGCGAAATTTCGCCCACTTTGGTATTGCTGTTTGCCAGGAGTTCCACCGTCTGGCCTCGTAACTTTTGCGCTGTGATAGAGGTCCCGTCGATGTACGTTGCGATCGCACTATTGACCTCGTTTGCGTTCAGGCCCGCGTTGTTGTCGACGTAGGTCTTCGTAGCATAATTCGAGCCGTCCTTGAGATCGCCGACGCGGATGCTGCCGGTCTGGATTTGGTCGGCTGTCAGCGTACCCTTGATATTCGCCGCATCGACGTACAGATTATCCGTCTTGATGCTGCTGCCGTTGATCTTGGTCGTGCCGCTCGCGTCCGTCACCGTCAGGCCGTCCAGCGTGGTTTTGACCTCAGTGTACTTGCCGTCGATGCCCTCGACCTTGAGCATGATCTCCTCGCTGGTCTTGGTGATCGTTGTTCGTGTCTCGGCAATCTTACGGTTGAATTCCTGTGTGATGTACCCCTCAGCCGGATATTCGTCTTCCATCTCCGCTTCTCCGGGGGAAGAAATGCCCGCATATCCGCGGCCATCATCAGAGAGTTTAGACAGCGGCGAATAAATGCCACCAACCGTCACGCCGTCGCCCAGCTCTGCCGCTGGATCGATGTTTGCTGCGCCTGCTTCGTACGCCTGATACTGGTAGCCTTTCATGGTTTGCAGTAAAGCATTTACCATTGGCTGCGTGGCGTGAGGGCAACTTGCAATGACCTCCATTCCGGTATCGTCGCCCGCCGTCAGGCTATTTTCGTCGTCCACAAGCAACGTCACACGGGAAATAGGCTTATACTTGCCATTGTCGGAAAAGCTTGTAATGTCGCCGCCGACGTAATATTTATCAGACAAGAATCCTCACCCCTCCAAACGTAATAGCGCTGCCCGCTTCTGTAATGAGATAGTTTGTCTCGGTAGGCATAGACAACAACGGAATAAGCAATAGTTTCCCTGCATCGGTAATAATCCAGTTCCCACCGTGCGCCGCAGCGATAAAGCATAGCTCGTTGCGGATGGTGTAATCATTTGCGGGATAGTCGATGGTATACGAGCTGTTGAGCACTGTGCGGCTGTCCAGTTCCACGCCCATCAACTGGCAAAAGATGTTTACAGCGTCAGGCATAGTCATCGGAAAGTTAAGCGACTGGTCTGGCTCCCACACAACGTCAGCCTTTCTCATAGCGTCGTATGCTTCAAGTTCCCAATAATCCCCATCGCAGGACCGGCGGTTGGTAAAAAACACGCCTTTGGGGATCCAGTCTGTCGCCTGACTTCCATTAACAAGCCTGAGATAACGCTTGATCGTCGCGGCTCGCGGTATGTTGTCCGCATACAGTGCCAGTTTTAATGTTGCGCAGCAGGCGTTTCCGATGCCGAATTCTTCAAACAACTGAGATTCGGCAGAGTGCGACACTTCCGCATCTTTGCCGTATTCCGTGCCCGCAACGTCGAATTTGTACTCTCGTTCTGTGCCGGGCTTGTGGAGCAGCTCGCGCCACAGCGCACTTGTTGTCTGCCCCATATCACACCTCGATCAAATTAAACGTCGCGCCGCCCCACACCTCATTGTCATCCGCCGCTTCCTCAAGCGTGCATTCCATCGACGAGCAATAAAATGTGCTTGTGCGCACACCATGCAAATCAAGATATTTTACGGTGCAGGTCGTTTTGTTGAGGTCGTCATCGAGTTTTGCCAGCTCATCGCGAGGCATAGAGCGCGTCGTATAGCTTAGTTTCCGCTTTGTGGTGATCTTGTCGCGCCGCATCTTGCCATCTTTGGTACGGGTAGTCTTGTCGCTGTCAAGGTCGTTTCTGCTCCAACCGTACCCTTTCGTTGCGATAGCGTCGGAGTAGTCCGTGCCGTTGATAACAAGGACTTCCATGTTTGCCCCTCCTTAGTACAGCAGCACGGGCTTACCCGCTGCGCGTGTCATGTTGTTGATGTTCTTCACCGTGCTGCGCGCGATCTCCTTGCCGTCGAGCTGCACTACGACCGTGGTTGTGCCACCGCCCGATTCTGCCATAGCCTGCTTAAATGCGTCGACCATCGTTGCAAGCGGCGTTTCGATGTTCGTCCCGCTTTTCTGGTCGCCCAGCACGGCAAGAAATTCTTTGTTCGGGGGAATAACCGCGCCGCGTGCCAATGCAGGAGCGGAGATACGGCTAATCGATGGAGCGCGAGAAGGGCTGCCAAAGCCCCCGCTTCGGGTCCCAAATCCTCCGCTGCGTCCAGAATTCGATCTTGCAATAGAGTTTTGCGCTTCAACGAATTTGTTTCCGAACCAGCTAACGGCATTAGCCACCCACGTTTTTACAGCCTCCCATGCGGATTTTAAGCCGGACAAAAGGCCGTCAATAATCCTTCGACCTAACGCTTTCCAGTAATCAGCAGTAAAAAACTTCGAAACGCTGGTATTCCACCACTGTTTAATGTTCTGCCACATTTCTTTAAGCTTGGTAAGAAGCGCACTCCAATCCAGATCAGATGCCGCGGCAATAGCCGCGCCGCCAGCAATCATCATCCCAATGCCAAGTGGTAGATTTGCGCCGGAGAAACACAGAACCGCACCGATAGCGATAAGCGAGACGCCAATCGAACCCATAAGAGATTTGATTGCAGCTTTTGTCTTTTCGGGGGCTGTGTTCCAGTTCATGGCGACCGACGCCGCAATAGATGCTGCACCCGCAATCATTAACCCAATACCGAGAGGTAAGTTTGCTCCCGAAAAGCAAAGCACTGCGCCGATGGCAAGCAAGGTCATTCCGAGCGCCATCATTAAGGCCGACAATGTATTTTTTGTTTTGTCGTTTACTGCATTCCAGTTCAAGGCGACTGCCGTTCCCAGCATAGCCGCTCCTGCCAGCATAAGCCCAATGCCGAGGGGGATGTTTGCGCCAGATAAACACAAAATTGCACCAATGGCGAGGGCAAAAAGGCCCAGCACCGAAAGCACATTTGTCAGTGCAGCTCTAAGGCGGTCAGACATTGCATTCCAGTTTTCTTTAATAAGTGCAACAAGCCCAATCGCGCCCGCCGCCATAAGTGCGATGCCGAGGGGGATATTTGCGCCGGAAAAACACAGAATTGCGCCAAGAGCTAAAAGCGCGCCGCTAAGGTATGCCGTAAGCTCGTCGATCTTTGCTTTGTACTCGTCGGTCGTAAACTGTTCAAACACGGGAGAAAGCCGATCTGCAAGCGCAGACGCAGCGCCGCCTCCACTGCTTGATGTGGAAATCGTGTTGATCTCGTCAAAACTAGCAAGATTCCCTTTTGCTTCTTTTGCCGCCGAACCGACGCTACCGATAGCATCTGCTTCTTTATAAAGTCCTTTTGCCGCCGCTTCTGATTTTTTTGCCGTTGTTCCAAAAAGCATCGATACAATGTTTACAATAACGCTGATAACCTTTGTAAGGATGTTCACAAGCGCTGTAAAGGCGGGAACAATTACACTTAATAGCGGTTGTGCCAAAGTGAGCAACGCGCCCTTTAAGCGTCCAATAGCTTCTGCGGCTTCGTCATTTATTTGGATGACTTTCCAGACATAATCACGCACAACAGATAATGCCCTTGTAATAAGAGTAAACACAAACGCCCTGAGAGCGAGCTTCTTTACTCGGTTAACGAAGCGGGACATGTATTCGTCGGCTTTTTTAGTCGCCTCACCCATCCCGAAAACACCGTTTTTTGTGCTGGAGATTTTTTCGGAAAGCTCCCCCGCTTTTGTCTTCATCTTATCGAGATTTGCCGTATCGGACTGAATTGAAGCGTCCATCTTCTCAACTTTAGCTGTAACGGCGTCATACTCTTTTTGCAAAGATTTCACAGTGCTTTCCTGTGCCTTGATGGAATCCGCCGTAAAAAACTCTTTGCCGCTGTGCATTGAATCAAGCGTCGCTTTTGCCGCATCGAGATTTGCCGCGATTTCTGCCGACTGCTTTGCCAGCGGCATTTTGTCTTGCTGTTTCTGGTAAATTTTATCGTTAAGCGTGTCGATTTTTTTAACCAGTTTATTCAGTTCTTTTTGAGCGTCTTTGTCGTCCAGATCCACGCTGAAAACTACCGAACCGTCCGCTGCCATAAAATCACCACCTTGCTTTTAGTTTTTTGCTGTGATATGGTAAAAGAACCGTATTTAATGGGAGGGAAATAGAATGAAAGCATTGAAAAGAACCTTGTTATTCCTTGTTGTCTTCTTTGCATCGTTTCTTTTGATCCTAATTGTAGGAGTTGCTACAACGCCAGAAGGCCAAGAAACTATGCCGGTATGGGTTGGCGTTGCCCTTATAGCAATACCTATCCCATTAGGGATTCTGGCCGTTAATAAAGCCGTACCGCAGACTTATGACGAAAAGATTAAAATCCAAACAGTAAAGTGCAAGCTACAACTTGTCGGCGGGCTTAACCTTGCAGCGGGGTCTATTTGCTCCGCCGTGTGCTCCCCAGAATCTATTTCATTTTCAGCGAGCGGACAAACATTTACGCTTTCGCCAGAAAAACTAATCGATGTGTCTGTTATGACACCGCAGGAGATCCAGACACAATACGTTTCAAGCGTCGGCGGCGCAATCGCGGGCGGTATTTTACTCGGCCCAATCGGCGCGGCGCTTGGAGGGTCAGCGCAGAAGAAGAAAACAAAAATTGTCCGTCAGTACCTTATATTTGCATATCAGGCTGATCCAGAAGTTAAATACATTGTGTTTGACGTGACCTCCGCACCTCAGAACGGGAAGAAAATCAGCAAAATTTATGCGTACTTAAAGAAAAATGAAAACAAGCAAGTCTCGCTTTAATTTCAACCGGCTCATGAATGAGCCGGTTCTTTTTTACCCAACCATGCACTAAGCGTATCCGCTTCTTCTTTCGAGACCTTTTTCGGGATATCGACCACATCTTTATTGCGTCGGTAAAATTCTCGGTCTGACTTGTCTAAGGGTTTTCCTTTCGCCTTTAGTTCTCGAATGCGGATGACTTGCGCAAAGAAGCAATCGCCAATTTCCATATAAGCAGACAAGAAAGTAAACCAGTGCGTACCGCCAGTGTTGGTATCTGGATCGTATTCGCTTTCGCGAATCTCTTTCCCAAGCACTCGGTTGACAGGGGAAACGATAAACTGAAAATCTTTCGCCCAATCAATGATCTCCGGCTCTTTCTTTTTATCATCAGGGTATTGCCCACCGTTGATAAACCAAAACAGCTGTTTGATCGCTTCGTCGTAGTCGGGAATTGAATCAAAGTCAACAAAGAAGAGACGAAGGGCGGTATAAGCTCGTTCTTCGTCGCTGAGTTCTTCATCGTCCAGAACCTCGAATATCGTCAGTATCACTCGAAAGTCATACCGAACGGCAAAGCTCTGCCCGCTGATCTCTACGCTTTTAGGAAGTCCGTAACTCATACCGCCCTCCGATTAATGCTTCTGCACTTTGTCGATGTACTTTTTGATCCTCGGATTCGTGAATTTCTGTTCACGGGAGAACGTATTGTCGATTTCGTCCATTACAGCAAGCATGAAGTTACACCACACAGGGACCCCCTCTGCCAGCGCATAAACGTTCATTCCGCCAAAAAGATCATCTGCAATATGCGTACCAAAAACCGAGTCAATAATCTCACGCATCTCCTTGTCGCGCTCACGGGCAAATTCAAAGATGAGCTTTTTGTCTCCCATCTTTTCAATCTGCGTTTTGTACCCTTCCTGCTTTTTGTCGAGGTCTTCAAATGCAAGGTAGAGTCTTTCAACAAAGTTGCTGTCGGTAGGGTTAAACGACACCTCGCACTTCCCATTTACGGCGTAAGTTACAAGGCCGTCGCCAAAATTAAGTTCCTGCATGATGTTTCTCCTTATTCACCCTCGGTAAACGTAACCGTATTGCCAGAGATAGCGGCAGTGCCGACCGTGCGCGTGCCGCCAAGCGTCACGTCGATGGGCATACCGATAAAGCCGCCGCCCTCACCGCCGAGGGAAGAGGGCTTGACCATGCAGGACGAATAGCGCTCCGCAAAGACTGCCGTATTCGCCGTGCCTGCATAGGCGTGGACAATCAGCACGTCCTGATTCGCCAGCGCCGCCGCGTTCTGCTCCCTGACCGCAAGGTTCCAAACCTTGACGATGGCAGGATCGCCAGCGTCCAGATTAGACGGGTCAAAGGTCTGCGTGATGATGGGTTTCTTCATGGTCGTGCGCGTCGTGCCGAGGATATCCTTCGAAGAATCCTCCTGCCAGTCATATTCCATGCTGGAATCCGTGACGCGCGTACCGAGGGGAGACCACGTGGGGGTTCCTGTTTCGCCCGTGTTGAGATACGCGATCAGAAGTTCGCGGTCTACGGTCTGCCCCGCCGTGGTGTTAAAGATCGTATCAGCCATTTTTAATCACCTCGTAGTTCATTTTCATAAGGATTTGGTGATCCTCGTCACCGTTTTCATACACGGCAAAAAGCGAGGATCGCGTTGTAGGCTCAATACGGATGACGCGGCGACCGTCGCCAATGTCAGGCGGTGTTTCGCTTGATGACCAATCGCCCAAGGCGTTAAGCAGCTCGTCAGCTTTGAGCCGTTTGTCGTTGCTGTTTCCTGGCTTCATGCGGTAGATAACCTTGAATTGGTATTCCGCCTGATACCCGCCGAGAATGTATTTCTTGACGATATACGCCGCCTGAATTGTGGACAGTGCCATCGACGCAGTATCAGCGGGAAGGAATTCGAATCGAATCAAATCAACCGGCTTATCGGGGAATGTGTTCAGCCACGCAAGCAGCTTGCGGGATACCTGATCCTCTTCCGCCGCCGACACCGTCTTTTTAATCTTTTCCAAACTTCTTCACCGCCTTATCTGCTACACGCACCCACTTATCAAGGTTTTGCGCCTTAGATGCTTCAAACCAATGTGCTTGTGCTTGCGGATTGACATCCGTCCTGAACACCAAATTCCGATCTGTCGTTACCTTGTGCTCGCCTTTTCGCACCCAAGAGCTGCCGGTTTCAGGGTCTACCATCAGCTTACCGTTATAGAGGTATCGGGCATAAGGCCCAGGATATACAATGCTGTTTCCGATAACTCTCGTCCTGTTCATAAGCCCTGCGGCAGCCCCAGAGGACGGCACAAATGGACGCGTGTCTGTCTCCACCTGTACCGCAACTTCGTGTTCTGCCTTTGTACAAGCCCTTGCAGCGGCTTCTTTCACCGCATCCATGCCGGAAGTGTCAACGGTAAATTTCAGTACCATGTTATTTACCACCGCACTCAAAATGCTGCATATCCGGGCTTCCGTAGTCCATCATGTCAACTTTGGTGAGGTTGTAGCAGTCATCGTGGCTCAGAACGACGGTCATGTTGTCCGACACGAATTCGCCCTTTACAAAGCACGTCATGCCACCGTTACCCTTGTATGAGAGCGTCCATAGGTTAGACTTGTCCGCCGCTTTGAAAAACGATTGTGGGCCGATGTAATTTTTCGGCTTACCTGTTACCCCGTCCACCGCTACCACAGAGAACGGGATATACAGGTTGACCGCATCCGCCCCTTCAAGGCCGCTTTCCCGCACGTTGACACCCTTTGACGCTTGCAGCATGACCCCGCGCAGGATCGTGGTATAGACTTTCTCGACCTCATCAAGAGTTGTCGGGTCGATCTCCTGCACGATGTTGTAGATCGTTACAGTGTGGGGAGCGTACATCTATACACACCTCCGCGATACAGCAGCCCAGTATGGGCAAGGTATTCCATGCACGTTTCTGCCAGCAGTTTCTTTGCCCCGTCCGTCGCATTGAGGGCAGACAAAGCAGATTCCCCGCCTGTTGCAAACGTTCTGGAGTGACTGCCTACCGTTTCGCTTTTTACTTCCGCATCATTTGCCGCGGCATTGGCAAGATTTTTCATTGCCAGTGCTTGTGCGGCTTCGATAACCGCGTACTTATCCACCAACGCGCAGCAGCACATCTTCACTGCGTCCAGATCGGCATGGTCTTTTGCCATGTTGCGCGTGTAGTAGTCGAGGAAGGAGCTGGCACGGACAACAAGACGCGGAAAGTCGTTTTTGCTCACGGCGCCCATATAGGTACCGGTGTAGTATGTATAATCAGCGTATGTCATACGGGTCAGCTCCTTTCAGATTAAGAAACGGTAACAGTGGCAGTGCCGGTCTTCGTGCTGTCCTGCTTGGACTTGGCCGTAACGGTGATACTGGTCTTAGTCTCAGCGGAGTCGATAGTCAGCAAGCCGTCTTCGCTGATCTTGGACTTCGTGCCATTCTGGCTCCACTCGACCTCGCCGTTGATAATGCCCTCGCCGGTAACAGCAGCAGTAAACGACTTGCTGTCGCCCTTTGCCATCGTCGCGGTAGCGGGCGAGACGGTAACAGTAGAGATGTCGCCGCCCTTGCCGTAAACAGAGAACGGGAACGGATTTGCCTTTTCCGCGTTGTAGGCGTTGATGGGGTTCGCGATCTCCCAGCCGAGACGCATGACTGCGCGCAGCGCCACCATATCGTTCTGCATGAGGTTGTAGGTGATAGCCTTCGTGGTGGGATCCTGAATAACGCCCTCGGTGAAGATCTTGAAGGTCATGTCCTGACGAATGGCATAGACAAGCTGGCTCCAATCGCCGACGATCATCTGAGCCTGGGCGGGGTCAAACGCACCGTTCATGGGGAAGTACATATCCATGCCGTCCAGACCGTAGCGGGTAGCGCCCTGCATATCGGTCTTGAAAATAGGCTGGCCGGAAGTGTCGCGGAGACCGCGCAGCTTACCGCGCATCTGGATAGCGGACATAACGCCATTGGGGTTGAAGCCGTCCAACTCGACCTTAGAGATTAGACCGCCATCGCCCATCACATCGGCGTAGATGTCAGAACTGATAGGCACGCCGTTACCGGCAGCGATGGCAGCGGGAACAACGCCGGTGCGCCAAGTGCTGGGCTTGTTGGTGCCGAACAGGATAGCGGCGTCGATGACCTTGCCGAAAGCCTCGGTCAGGCGCGGCTTAACTTCGCCCCAAATGTCATAGTCCGCATCGTCGAGTGCCGCCTCGGGAATGGGGACAATGACTGCGATCTCCTCGGCGTACAGTTTCTTCTTGTCCCACGCCATCTTGGTGGTCTGCTTGAATGCCTCACCTGCGCCGCCGTCAGTGGCTTCGCCATTGACAAAATACGCAGAGGGGAGCGCGTCAAGCACGTTGATGGTCTGCGTCTTGCTGGACATATTCGCCAGACGACGGCCCATGCGCAGGACAGCGGATTCCGCGATAGCGCCCTGCATGATCTCGCGGGTTACGGGTTCCGGAATAAGTCCGGAAAGTGCGGAACGATCAATAGTTGCCATGTTGTAATCTCCTTTTCGTTACTTGAGTGCGCCGCGGATCAGATTGTTCATCGCGGCATTATTTGCATTCGGTTTGTCGCCGCCGCCCACAGGAGCCGTCCAGTCAAACTTGACTTTCTGACGATTTTCCGTGAGCTTATCAACGGCCTGCTCAAAAGTGGTCTTGTCGTCCATCATCCTGAGAGCCTTAAACGCGATAAACTCCGCTTCCTCGCCGGTTAGCCCCTTGGAAAGCACATACTTCTCGCGCTTGAGCTGCTGAACTTCGGCCTGCGCTGCGGTCAGGGCGGACTTGTTATCCGCAAACTCCTTTTCGCGCTTTGCCTGCCGCTCCTGCTCGGTCTGCTGACTGTCTTTCCATGTGCGATACGCGGTCATCTCGTCCTCGCTGGGGTACTTTCTCCGTTCCCGGTCAAGCCTCGCCTGAATCATCTTGTCAACATCAGCCTGAGTGAACGTCTTTTCCTGCTCTTGCGCAGTCGTTCCCGTGCTCTGCACGGTGGTTTCTTCTGCCATAAAAATCTCCTTGTTTAACGACCTGTCGGTCAGTGTTGATAAAACAAAAGAGCCAACCTGTAAGCGTTCCTTACAAGTTGGCTCCTATTGCCCTTTCCCGCGCCCTATTGCGCGGGAGTGCTATATTTAATTGTTTTCTTCACCTCTAAGACAATGTACCCATCGCCTTTTCGTCGTATCTCTGCATCGTTGCCGCGCTTTAGAATAGCTTGCACGGCCTTGATGGCTTCGTCAAAGTTCAATATTGCATCTTCGTCCTTTCCCACTGTTCAGGCAGCCCCGCAGCCTCGCTGAACGCCTTGTATTTCGCGTTTAACCGCCGTAGCCGTATGTTTACCGCCCGTTCTTTTTCCGTCAATCCTGCGGCCTTGTAAGCGGCTTTCTCGCGCTTTAGATTACGGATTGTCCGCTCTACGCGCCGTTGCATCTGTGTTGCTTCGTATGCGGTGTATGTTTTCCCCTCAAAAGTGCAGCCGAGCCCATCGTCGATATGCTCAAGCTGCTTATCGGTATAGGTGCGCTCCATAACTCCTTCAACAAACGCCGACCAGCTATGCCGACAATTTGCTCCAAGAATACCGGTCACATCTCCAATGCCGCATGTGCTTTCAAAATCTGGATATTCCCCTTTTGACGCGTCGGGGTATTTCTTTGTAAATTCAGCCCATCGATACAGTTTGCCTTGCCATTTTTTGTGGTTTTCCCACCCTTTAGGCCCATCGATATCACGCGCTCCGGCGTGCGCCTCTACTTGCACAAGGTCGGTTTGCAAAAAGTCCATAGACTGTTCCGAGTATTTACGGTTTAGCTGATTTACCGCCGTCATAACCGCGCGGCGGGCAGCCACATCGATCTGGTCGCGGTGTCCGCTCTCATAATCCACGACTTTTAGGCCGCTTTGCGCCAACTGACGCACCGCCGATTTGATAGCCTGATTGTAGCTGATAGCGCCGCTCTGGATTTGCATTGTAGCGTTATCCAGCGCCCATTGGTATGCTTTGGCAGGTGACAGCATTGTGCGCCCAGCGTCCACTAAAAAGCCCATTGAGCGCGTTATGTTGCGCATGGTCTGCTTCGTCTGCTCGTATATTGCCCAGGTGTCCTCAATGCTCACCAGCGTTTCCGGCTTCGTTATATGGGTAAGGTCGATAAGGTCGGTGTAATACTTCTGATTCCGCTCTACCACATCGTCAAGCAACTCTTTCAGCTTTTTTTCGCTGATGCCAGCGGTCTTGCGGATTGCCTTTTCAATGTCCTTTAGTTCAATGCCGTGTGAACGCAGCGCCCTAATATCCTGCACCGTGACTTCGTTGAGCTGGTCTGCCAACTTCAAGCGGCTGCATATCTCGTCAAGCAGCGTATCTTCAAGAGACCGGAACAGCTCTGCCAGTTCTTCCGGGAGTGCGTCAAGAACTTCCGGCCGAAACGGATATTTCATTTGCTTTCCTCCGTTTCACAATCTCGTCATAATGCGGCTTCACGCGGATTACATTCCAGTCGCATTCTTCCGGCACTTTCCCGTAGAATATCACCCATTCCGGCGATAGCCGCTTCATCATTTCCTCGTAACCGCGCAGAAACAGCCGCTTGCTTTCCTTGTTCTTCTGTGTCCCTACCGAACTAACCGCCACAACACCGCCGACAGGCTCGCCATCAAAGCACCAATCGTAACTATCCTCGTTGCTCCATGAAATAGAGGGATAAACCGTCATACCGTGGAGCTGCCAGTATGCCGCCAGCCAGTGTTTTCGGTAATGGTTGTATATCTGCATCGCCAACGGCATATCTGTGTAGGTGGAGAAGTCCGGCGCACACACCGCCGTAAACTGTGACAGTTTTGGGATATATTTATCAGGCGCATTCCAGTGCCGAATAAAAAGCGTATCGTCCACGAAAAAATGAACGATCTTGCTTTGCGTATCTTTGGCTGTGTAATGGTAATTTACGGGGATAAACTCGCCTTGTGGGTATGCCTTGACCGGCTCGATCTGCGGAATATCGTACTTGCCCACGCCGAGGAATGTGAACTTATCAAGATTTTCAAAGTTAATCATAAATCCCCCAGCAAACAAAAATGCCGCAAGATACATTTCTGTACCTTACGGCATAGCAAGCGCCCGGATTCTAACCGGAGTTCCCGCAGTCACGGTGTAATCACCCTATACGACTACTTGCTATGCCTATTATACCAAGCCTTTTTTACGAATGCAACCAGCTTCTTTTCTTCCGCAGTCAAGCCCCTTGTGCCGCCCTCATCGTGATAATACCCGATGTGCGTGTGCACTCCCTTGAATTGCTCATGGCTATGCAGAAGATTGATTGTTTTTAGACGCTTTCCATCTGCACCGTAATAGCTGATTGCATTGATTTTTCCCTCATCGTTTATCGTTGCGTAAATGCGCCCTTTGGTCATAGTTTCCAATGGGTCTTTTGCGTTCAATGCCGCATTTTGCTTTACAAACTTTACGTTCCCGGCTTTTAGAAGCGTCCTAAACTCGCTCCCGTAAGGCTTGCCCTTTTCGCTCATGCCGCTGCTTGCGCCGCGTCCGCCCATTAAACGGGTCTCCATGTACCGCTACGCTTGTTAGCCCTGCGGTATTTCTTTCCGTTTACCGTAACTTCCAACGCGCCGGACTTTTGTGCTGTTACAAAGGCATTGGAAAACGCCTTGTTTTCTGCTGCTTTGCGGTTTTTACTGGACTGGTCACGCAATTTCCGCATGTAGCTATCCATTTCACCGCGCGCTCTTGCAGCTCTGTCTGCGGCGCTTCCTGTTTTCTGCGCCGTTGTCAGGCGCGCAGGCCCGCTTGCGTAAGGATTGACTGCTCCTGCCGCCGTTTTTAGTGCCGTTGTTGCGAGAGTTGCCATCTGCTTTACTGCGTCTTTCTTTTCAGCGTCCGACAGCTCAAGCCCATTAATTTCAGCAGCGTTGCGCTCGAATGTGCGCCTGATAATATCGCCCATATCAGTGACAGACGCAGCGTTTGCTCGGTTAATATCCTGCTGTGACAAAAAGCGCGCAAGGCTCATACCGCGCCCACGCCCAAATTCTCCGGCTCCAGCGCCGCCACCGGCTCCACCTCTACCGCCCATCACTCTACCTCCGTTTCTTCCTCGGTCGTCATGTCCTTCATCTTAGGCAGCGCCGCCTTTGCGGTTGCCTCGTCCTCGTTTTTGTACGTCATGCGCATTTCATAATCGTTGAGGATCCCAGCAGACAAAAGCTGCATATCGCGCGCAAACTCAGCGTCTTTGTCCTGGAAAATACTGTCGTCAAAATCAATACTAATTTCAATATTTTCATCCAGTCCGGCGTTCATGGTCGTATTGCCCAGTCGGAGGAGAACCCTACAAAGTTCAACAAGCACCTGCTCCAAGATGATCTGGTGCTTTCCTCGCGTCTTTGCAAGCTCACTGTGCGTACTGATAACCTGCGTCGCAGTCGCCATTACGGCTTGGTCGATCTGATAAAAGTTCGTGCCAAAGCCGCACTTGCTCCCCAAGATATTAAGCGCGAACTGAACCCCGACACTTAACTTATCGGAGTTAAGTGTCATGTCGATTGGCTGAATAACCGCCCCATCGCTTACATCTTCTGGCATAACGTAGTACACAAGATCGTTTTCATCAAACGCCGGTGTACCATCAAGAAATTTACTCGCCGCAGGCTTAACCATAATGCGTTTTTTGCCCATCACGAACTCATTGATGTAAGCATCATAGGCAATATCGGCACCTTCGAGTGCATCGATAGCATTGGCATAAACCGAAATGCCGGTTGGAAGCAAATAGTTGAAGTTATTCGCAATGTTAAGTCGGTCAATGACAAATTGACGCTTATCGCTTCCGGTATGTACAACAGGGGGGATGCGCTCAAAGCCCTTAACATTGGTCAGTGCTTCGTCTGCAAGTTGCTCATTATCATACCGATAAATGCGGTTCTCAATGACGTATTCGCCGCCATCCTCTTTTCTATGGATTTGCAGATAGAGGTAATCGCGCCCGCCCCTTGTAATTACAGAGGAAAACGCGCACTCGCTGATATATCCGTTCTGCCATGCCAGCGGGTAGATATTTTCGATAGTCACATAGTCCAGCACAATGCCGGATGTATTGCCGGGTACGATCTCGCCGCTCTCGTTGACCTCCTGCCCCACTACGCGGGGAATGTATGCCACCGTGCCAAGCGCAGACTTCATTTCCTGCATCTCATTCGCCTTAACAGCAAAATTGTTCTCCGTCAAGATGCGGTCAATAAATTCCTGCTCCTTATTCCCTTCAAGCGTTATCTGCACTTTTTCGTTCATGAGCAGATTCGCCCAATCCTCGCACAGTTTCTTTCCCATTCCAAGGGAATACCGCTTGCAGTTGACCATGCTTTCACCGTTACGGACGCGGTAATTGTGGAAGCCCTTTACATTTCCCTGATACCAGCTTTTCCACTCCGCAACCTTGCTGTAAAACGATTCGGGGATCGTGGTATAGCCAAGCTCGTTAAGTTTTAAGATAACTGCATTGCTCATGCGATAACTCCCATCCGGCGAGAAATCCGCTCTAAAGCGTATCTTGTGGCATCAATCAAATGGTTATTTGCATCAGGATACCCGCTGATGATGTCGCCGTCTTTATTCCGTTCGTATTCGTAATTTACAAACTCTTTATACGCGTTTGGTGTCCGGCGGCGGTCAATGACGATCTTGCGCCTCTGTAGCCACTTCATGCCGTAGTCCACGGAGCCGGGGCCTTTGATAGCCTCCTTTGCCGGAAGGCCAAGCGCCCGATAATCCGCAGTGCTCTTCGGCTCTGCGCTGTCACACGTGATGTACGCGTCGCCATATCCGCACCCTTTGATAATTCCGCCGCTCTCCTCGTTTGTCAGCTTATTTTTATAAATCTCGTCAATAAAGTAGATTGTCTCCCGCGCCCGGTCGTAGTGTAGCCGGATAAACGCAAATGGATCTGGATACCATCCCCAGTCAACACCTTGGTATATCTGGTCGAAGCTCCCGATCTCCTTGTCCGTAATCTCTCGCAGCTCCAAATTTTCAAACACATTTCCACCCGTGCCGACCGGAATGCCAAGATACTCGTGCTGATATGCACGCTCGTCTGTCTCTTTGAGGTGTTCCGCTTCTGCAAGAAACTGTTCTCCCAGCCATTCAGGCGGTGCTTGCAGATACGTTGACTTGTGGCACATCCGGTCAGCTCGTTCTTCCAAGCTGTCCTTGTTCGCCCAGTTGTCGCGCGAGATCGGCGGGTTATAGCTTTCGAAATTCCAGAAAACCGAGCCGCCACGCATGGTGGACTGCAGAATGTTTCGGATTTCCGCGCGACCGGCAAACTGGTCTTTCTCTTCAAAATGCGTCATGGCGATATAGCCAAACGGTACTTTGATAGACTTGATCTTCATCGGGTCATCAGCGCCACGGAACATGATCTTTTGTCCTGTCGGCTTGTAGACCAGCTCCATTGGGGAAACCTTTGCTTCCCAATACGCTGCCATGCCCAGCTCCCCGATTGCCCAAATGTACTGCGCATAAACGCTATCGCGGATCGTATTTGCCACTTTGCGCAAGACGAGCGCGTGAGTGCCTGGATTCCCGACCAGCAAAATAGGAACAAGGATCGATACCGTGGAAGATTTCAGTGAACCGCGCCCGCCGCTAAAATCGTAGTGCGTATGCCCATGATGAAAAATGTCATGAGCAATATCGTAAAACGCAGGTCCGATTTTCTCGGATAAACGAATGTCAGACATCAATAATCACCTTGACAACGGAATCGGCGCTTGTGTTGTCTTGCTTGTCGAACACACCCGTATGCTTCGCCAGCATTTCAAGTGCTTTTAGCTTATTCGCATATTTCAAATCGCTTTCCGTGCAATCAGACGCAGGCTTGTCTGCGATTTCTTTGAGTTTTTCTATAACATAGTCCTGCGTTACTTCCGTCCGTTTCTGTCTTTCTGCCTTTGCTTTTTGGATAGCAGCCGAAACGTTACTATTCGTAACTAACTGCCTACCCTTTTCAGCATTCTTGTAACCGGCTCTCGCGGCGGCCTGAGTGGCATTTAAGTCCACAAGGTACTCTTGCACAAATCTCTCTTGCTTTGCTGTTAATGGCACTCGTCACCACCTCTCTTGTCGCATTTTTTTGCTACCAGCCCCCACCCCTCGGCCTTACATAGCAGACTTTACCCACCCCGAAGGGCATACACTTACTGGCTCAGGCTCGCCCGGTGTTGTCGCCGATTTGGCATGATTTAATCGCTCACCCCATGCTCACGCGAACCATTATTGCCGCACTTTCAGGCGGGCGCTTTGCCCATTGCCAAAGGCAGCGGCTCTCCTCTTTTGGTACGGCGAGACGGTATTGAGCCGCCACACGTCCGCAATGTTGCCTATAGCCATTGCTTCCGCTTCTGCTTCTGCACGCCGCATATGTCCCCGCTGGGCCACATCGTTGAGAGGTGCGCGGGGTCCTGTGCCGCATGAGAGGTGCGACCTCTCGGCCCTGATCGTGGGCTGCATCGCGCGTGCGGCATGATGCGGGAGCGGCGTGAAAAAGATGAAAAAGCACCGCCCCCGCTATGGCGCAGGAGGTAAACGCCATAAATGAGAGAACCGCAAAGGCTTTTGCACCTCTGCGATTCTATTATCTCATAAGCAAATGGCTTTTTAAGGCCAACTTTTAATCATCGAGCAGCCCGTAGTTCCGTGCGACGCACTTAATGAAATCCGTATGCCATCGTCTCGCCGTCCGGTCGGAACAGTTGACCGCCATTGCCGCCCCTTCGAGCGTGTGGGTTTTGTCCCAGAACACGAGGCGAATAAATTTCAAGCGCTCTTCGCCGTCTTGCATTGACCTTGTTTCGCTCACCGCTTTTCGCACAGCGTTGTTTTCTAACAAAGCCACTCCATGCAACTCCTGCTCTCGATCTGGGTCGTAGCGACGGATAATGGCTTTTACATAGCCCCACCAACTATACCGAGGTTTACTCATGGCGTACCATCTTTCTCTTCACCCACGCCCACAGGTTACGCCACGGGTGGGCTTCTGCGTAATTGGCGCGCTGCTCGGCGTTGTATCGCCTGTTACGCATTACATTAAGGACCTCTTGCTTAAAAGCGCACTCATCGTTCGCCCGCCCAAGCGCCGCCTCGGTGTCAGCGAGCTTATTTCGCAGCGCATCTGCGTCCGCTTTCAGGCTCGCGATTACGTTCTCGCGGGTGATGGCCTCGCCGTTCATCTGGTCGATCTGCTCGGTCAAGACGACGTTCTTTCGCTGCATCTCCGCCTTTAGGTTCGCATACTCGGCAATCAGATCGTTCTTCTTGTCGATGCAGTTTTTCAGCGCGGCGATCTCTGCTTCAAGCGCCGCAGTCTTCTCCTGCGCGTCCTCCATCATCTTCGCCATCTGTTCTTTGGTGTACTTCTTTACGTTGATGCTCATAGCTTGGCTCCTCCCATTTTCATTTGTTCCCCGCGTCCCCGGTCGCTCACGATGCTCACGACCTTTCGGAGGCGGGGACGTTGGCTTTAATCGTGATCGTCAGCATATACGTACGACCTTCTTGCCGTCCATCTTCACGCCGCAGTTGGGGCAGTACGGCTTGCGATAAGTTCGTTCTCTGCCGCTGTCGCAGATAGCAACAACCTCACCACAGTTTGTGCAATACCAATCGCCATCCGCATCTTGTTCCCACCGACCATGCACCACCGGGGCAACATCGGCGGCGGGAGCATCTTCAATTTCAAACTCATCTGAGAGCCGCTTAAATACGTACTCAAGGCAATATGAACCGAACCCAACGTGATAATCTTGATCTACCGGGTCAAAATACAAGATGTTGAAATACGGCCTGTCAGGCGTCCCTGAAACAAAAATTTTTGCAAAGCTGGTCTTTATTTTGTTCTTGTGGGTGCAAACATCTGCACTCTGCATTTCTTTTTCAGCCATTGTCAGCCCTCCTGTTCGGCGAACACCCGCTAACCCACCTTGCACGGCAGCACCACCACGCGTCCATCCTTGTCGGCCTCGTCCAGCTCACGCAGACGGTCATCCAGCAGCCAGTTTTTCACATACTCCCAACTGCAATTATAATCAATTCCAACATCCATCAGGATATTAGACATTCGTTTAGACTCTTCCGGCGTCAGCCCCGTTTCCTCGTAGGCTGCAAGACGCTCCACACACGTCTGTCTGTACGCGCTTTTTGCCACACGGTCATTGCAATCATTGCCACTGTAACAACCTGCCGGATAATTGTAATCCGCTGCGCCGCTTGCGAGATATTTTGTCAATCTCTCCATCACTCCACCTCCTGCATCTTACTAATCACTTTTCGGATCACGTCGCCACCGTAAGCGTCTTTTGTCAGCTCCAAAAATTCCGTCAGCGTCATCATGCCGTGCTCGAGGTCGACGCCGTAGTCTCGGGCAAACTGCTTTCGCCCCATGTCACACGATCCGGTCAAGCGATGATGCCAGTCGTAAAAATACTGCGTCGGATACGTTTTTTCACGGTCTGTCTCTCGCAGGAACGCATCTATACGCTCGTCTTCCGGCATATCCTCGAAAAGCTTGTCTCGCAACGCCTCCATTGCTTCGCGCAGCGTTTCGCCATGCGCGAAAATGTTGTCCTGCTTGACGATGTAGCACGGTGTAAGCGTCAAATCACCGTTCAAGATTGCCCCGTGCGCAGTGTTGCCGCGCACGGAACGAATCAGCGTATTGACACCGTCAATTCGATAAACCGTTTTCCGGTTGAAACTCTTAATTCCGGAGCCGTCGCCGGAGCCGTAGCCGTCGCCGGAGCCGTCGCCGTCGCCGGAGCCGTAGCCGGAGCCGTAGCCGTAGCCGTCGCCGGAGCCGTCGCCGTAGCCGTAGCCGTAGCCGTCGCCGTCGCCGGAGCCGTAGCCGGAGCCGTAGCCGTAGCCGTCGCCGGAGCCGTAGCCGTAGCCGTAGCCGTCGCCGTCGCCGGAGCCGTCGCCGGAGCTCACAGGCAAAAAGGCTTTAATCTTCTCGTCAAGCGTCATCTCTTCCACTCCTTTACGCCTCGAAGAGACGCAGATGCCGTGTCTGTGCACGGGATGATCTGGATCGCACCAAGCACGGTCATTTCCGGAATCGTCACGGTAAAACGGCAGTTGCCCGGTGCTTTTGTACCGTCCTGCGCCAACTGCTCCACGGCACACGCGCCGTCCCAACTCCACAGCTTACGAACATCGGTCATGGTAACCTCGGAGCCGTTTCGCTCCTTGATCTTGCCGAAAAACACGCCTGCGCGGTCGCAGCGAACGATATAGTCCTGATTGTTGTTCATGATAAAAATTCCTCCTGATTTTTTTAAAATTTAAAGCTCTATCTGAGCCTGATTCCGTTTACCTCCGCCTCCGCCGTAAAGTAACGGTGGTGCTCGTTGATGTAGACGATACGACCGTGTACGGTTCTCAATTTTTCAAATCCGCAGATGCCGCTCGCGCCCTCAAAGGCTGCAGGCTTCCAGCTAAATGGTTCTCCGATGTACATAGTCAGGCCTCCTTTTTCCGTTTCTTCCAGCCGTCACATGGCACGTCGGAATCAGGCGGCGTGAATACCGGGTAGCCTTTGCCCATGCCCCAGTTGTAGTCTTTGTCTCCATAACGGAAGCAATAGCCATAGATGACGGCCTCGTCGCTGCGAACGAACGGCTCTCTCAGTGCAGCGTAGCTCCGACACGTCTCGCAGCTATGTACTGCTCCCTCGTGAGCCTCTGCCCAAAGCTTCGTTTGCTCTTCCGTGGTCACGTCAAGGATTTTTCCCATTATGCGTCCTCCCCAAATCTCAATTTTGTTACGGCAATGGGGAACTCTTCAATCTCGCTTGCCCAGCGTGCCGTGCCCTTGCCGTTGTGCCGCTCAAATACCAGTGGGAACCCGCCGATGCCGTCGAACAGGCTCCCCATCGTAACAGGACGCAAATATTGCGCACTGATACGCTTTGCCAGGAAGTCC